TAGAATTTTCATAACCAACCTTTTGTATAAAGTAACTATCAGCAATATCTGAAATAGGATTACCTACTTTTTCTGTTTCAAATATTGTTTTTAAATCAATGTTTGTATCACTAACAAATGCGTTGTACATCATATCTTTATCTGCGTTACCTTTTCCTGTTGCACCTTTCTTAACCACAGATGGTACAACTGTATTATAACCAATGTTCTCTTCAAGTAATCTATATTTAAGAATACCACAGTTCTCAGCAATTTGAAATAATCCTTGACCTTTTGAGCCAAATGAATAACCCTCAATATAAACAATTGGATTAATAAGTGGTGTAATAAGGTCCAATGCGAAATCAGATATGTATTTGAATCTCTGAATTGGATCCTTCCACTCTTTATGTTCATATCCTACTATCTCCTCACTCATCATACCTGTCCACTTTTTCTTATTGGTCAGGTAATAAAACATTAAACCAGCATCACCGTCAATATTAATACAAATAGCTGGACTTGTTAAACTATAATCAATCCCAATTATCGTCTTCGTTACTGTCTTCGTTTGACCATAACTCTTCTTCATCTTCCTCCTGTTCAACCTCATAACCACAAAATGGGCAAGTTAAAGGTTCTAAATCTTGTTCTTCAATATCCCATTGAACGGTATATTTAGTTTCACAGGAAGTACAGTTTTTAATACGCTTTTCTATCATTATAATTTAAATTTCTTAAATTGATCCTTTTTAACATCTTGTTTAATACCACCAATAACATAACTTTCAATTTCTGTTTCTTGTGGTGCGTTTTGAAGACCTTTACTGTTTAACCAATGGTCAACCCAAGGAAGTGGATTTGTTTTTTGGTCATAAACAGGATTTAATCCTATTGATTTCATTCTTCTATTTGCCATATATTCTACAAATTGATGTAAAAGTTTTTCTGATAAACCAATCATTGAACCTTTAGAGAATAGGTAAGTTGCCCAACGTTTCTCCTCTTGTACAGCTTCATCATACATTGAATAAACTTCTTTCTCACATTCTTTAATTACTTTTAACATATCTTTATCACCCTCTCTATCACGCCAATTATTAATAATTGTTTGCGACATAGCAAGGTGTTGACTTTCATCTCTTGCAATAAAAGAAATAATCTTTGCACTACCTTCAAGTAATTTAAGTTCACCAAATGCAAATGAACAAGCAAATGATACATAGAAACGTAAACCCTCTAATATGTTTACTGTAACCATAGTTCTATACAGTTTCTTTTTTAAATCATATAGATCAACTTTTTTAGGATCTAATAAGTATTGATAACCAGTATTGATTAGGTCATCATAAGTTTCTGTAATTGTTCTTGCTCTCTTTTCAATTCTGTCATCAGCAATAATAGTATCAAATAATTCTGAAGGATCAGAATATAAATTTTTAATAATATATGTGTAACTTCTACTATGGATAGTTTCAATAAAATCCCAAGTTACAATACAACCTTCTAATTCTGGTAATGAACAAAATGGTAAAAATGCTAAACACGGTCCTCTACCTTGTACACTATCTAACATAGTTTGATACTTTAAGTTAGATGTAAATATAAACTTTTGAGATTCAGGTAAATCCTGATAATCGTTTCTATCTTTTTGTACAGATACTTCTTCAGGTCTCCAAAAGAAACCTAATTGTTGTTGATTTAGTTTATCAAATACAGGATACTTCATATCATCATACCTCTGCACTGCTAAATCTGGACCAAAAAACATCATCTGTTTTGTTGCGTCTAAATTTTTATCTTTGTTAAATACACTTTTTGCCATTTACTTTTCGCCTTCCTTTATTTCATAAAAATATTTGTCATCATCTCCTGCTGTCCACTTTTGTTCACTTTCAACCGAATATTCTATGGTGGACACTTTAAAGTCTGGAAACATCAATTCACTAGGTGTTAAAGACTTATCATAAAATATTACTCGGTTATTAGGTTGAGCGGCAAAATGGCCGTTCTCTAATTTTAATATGTTGAATGATTTGTGTTGACTTGGAATTTCACTGTAAGTTACATTTCTTTCCAAGTTTGTACTGTTTGCATTATCTATCGTAAACATATACCAACCTTTATACCATTCTTTGTTTGGTGATAGATACTTACATCTATTACCAGTTAACATTTGTTTTTCTACAATTGAAATATCGTAACTAAAACAATCCCACAATTGTAATTCTGTTAAAGGCAAATTGCCTGTATAATCTTTTTTCCACACAAAGGCAGAAATAGGTAACTTATCAAATAAAGCGCCATACTCTGGTAAGTATGTTTCAAAATATAATGCTCTACCTTGTATAGACTTTGCTGTTACCCAATGTCCCTCAACTAATTCACCGTGACCTTTTTCATTATCATATAGGTACTCTTTTTTTACATACACCTCTACGTGAGGAGTATTGGTGACTAAGTATGCCATAACTCTCCCTAAATTGTACAAGAATCACAATCAGCTTCGTCTAAGACTTCTACTGGTTGTTCTTGTGGTTGTTCAATAGGTGTATCGTAATCTATTGAATGTTTTGGTTCTTCATCTGTTTTACCATCATATGTATTTTGATAATATGAAGTCTTCCACCCATACTTGTAAGTAGATAATAAATCTTGTGCCATCTCTGAAACAGGCACCTGATTATCTTCAAACTTTGATGGATTGTATGACCAGTTACCACTTATAGCTTGGTCAAAATACTTTTGCATTACTGCAACGATATTTATATATCCATTATTGTCTGGCATATCCCACAATAAAGTATAAAAGTTTTTAAGTTTGTTATACTCAGGTACAATTTGTTTTAATGGACCTTTTTTAGATTTCTTAATGCTTAAGTAGTCCCTAGGTGGCTCAATACCGTTTGTAGCATTGGAAACCACACTAGAGGACTCCGAAGGCATTTGGGCTGAAAGTGTGCTATGTCGAAGCCCAAATTCTTTAATATCTTTTCTTAATGATTCCCAATCACAACTTAGTTTTCTAGTAACAAGTTCATCAACTTCTTTTTTGTAAGTATCTATTGGTAATATACCATCAGAGTATTTTGTTCTATGAAAATACTCACACTGACCTTTTTCTTTTGCAACATTATTACTAGCTTTTAATAGATAGTATTGGAAATGTTCAGTTAATTCATCAACCTCTTTCCAAGCTTTCTTATCACCATAAGCAACTTTTAGTTTTGCTAGATAATGTGCAAGACCAATATAACCAATACCTAAACTTCTTCTTGCCTTTGTAGATATTTCGGCAGCCTTAACAGGATATTGTTGATGATCTATAATTTCATCTAATCCTCTAACAGCAATATCACAAAGTCCTTCTAAGTCTTCTAAGTAATTAATTTTACCAACATTAATTGCACTTAAAATACATAATGCGATTTCTCCCTCACCATCAATATGACTAATAGGATCTGTCGGTAAAGTAATCTCCTGACATAGGTTTGACATATAAACTCTGTCTTTAAAACTAGAATGAGTATTACAATGGTCGATATTCATAATGTAAATACGACCTGTTTCTGCTCTTTCTTTTAAGATGTCAAATATTAATTCTTGTGCTCCGATTTTCTTCTTTTTGACACTGGTTTTGCGCTCAGCTTTTTGATAAAGTTCATCAAATTCAGGCGAGCCCCAAGCCTCGTAGAGTTCAGGTACTTCGTGCGGAGAAAAGAGTGTAATTTCTTCGTCATTTATAAACCTTTCGTAAAATAATTTTGATAATTGAATTGAGTAATCTAACTTTCTTACTCTGTTGTCTTCACTTCCTTTATTGTTTTTAAGAACAATAATATCACTTATTTCTTGGTGCCAAATTGGGAAGTGTACTGTTGCCGATCCGCCTCGTACTCCGTTTTGAGTACAACACTTAACAGTGGCTTCAAATTTTTTGAGAAAAGGTATAACACCCGTATGTTGTACCTCACCGCCTCTAATACGTGAGTTGATACCTCTGATTCTTCCGGCATTAATTCCGATACCAGCCCTTTGGGCAACATAACGTCCAATAGCCATATCACTACTAAAGATACTAGGTAAAGTA